CGAAGGCCGGATGGGGAAGCGTGGACTGCGAGGATGACCATGAATGGGAATCCAAAGAAGGCTACCATGTGCTACGCCTTGATGCGGCGAAGTGCGAGAATGTGATTGAGAAGCGGATCGTCTACTCCGGCTTGCAGACCTACGAAGGATTTATGCGGTACATGGGAATGGGCCGAACAGCGGAAGCCATGACGATGGCTCGCGGGTGGTTCCCAGAGGAAGGGCAGGCGATGGGAATCATTACTCCGGCCATGATGGACAACAGCATCGGTAACGTGCGTTTTATCGGGCCTGTCGTGCCGCTGGCGGCGTTTGACTTGGCTCTTGAGGGTAATGACCAAGTAATGTGTTCCTATGGCCGTTTTGGGCTTTCTGACGGGTGGACACCGCAGTCCGGCAAGTTCATCGAATTCCCGAATCCGAGGGTTGTATTGCAGCTTGATAGCCAGATCCCATTCCCAAAGAGGGCAACGCTGGAGCAGACGCAGGCGATCATCAAGTTTGCGAACCAGATGAAGATCGGGCCGAACTGGATCTGCGTGGATCGTACAGGCAACGGTGCAGGCATCCATGACAGCCTTTGTACCCTCTTTGGCAACGAAGTCATGGGCGTGAACTACTCATGGGCCGCAAGCGATCAGCATATTCTTGGCGATGACAGCCAGAAGGCTAACGAGCTTTACAACGGGGTCGTTACTGAATTGCTATTCGGGTTGGCGAAGTACCTAGAGTTTGAGTACCTGAAGATCAGCCCTAGCTTCCGCAACGAGGAGTTAATCCGGCAGGCCACAGCACGCAGGTATAAGCAGAAGGGCAAGGGATTGGTCAGGGTTGAGAGCAAGGGAGAGTATTGCAAGCGTACCCGCAGCAAGTCGCCGGACGCGCTGGATTCGTTGTCTCTGCTGGTGTATCTGATGCGCCTGCGTGGTGGCGCGGTGGCTACGATGAACGAGAAGAAGCCAGAGCCTCGCCAGCGGGTGAAGAGCTTGCAATCTATCGTTGACTCGCTGGACTTTGTTGATATGTCTGATTGAACAGATCCACAAGTGTGGAACCCTGTTACGATGTCGCTCGCGGGGTGGGGAAACCTTGTGGGCGGCATCAGCAATACCCTGTAGTGTAATGGTAGCACAACAGACTTTGACTCTGTTCGTCATGGTTCGAGTCCATGCGGGGTAGCCAATCTGTTAAAAAAATGCGGTCGTTTTATTAACAGAAAGCATTGTTGCCATCCTGCTACAGAATTGCCGATAATGTAGCGTATCGTTGACATTGTGCTGGTGTTGACGATCAGCGACATGGCCTTTTTGGAAGGACAGATTGTGATAAATGTGTCCTGTTCATAAGGACACGATGTTCATGCAATCGTGAACGCTGTAATTATCATGAACGATAAACTGGGCAAGTGTATCGTTCTGAACCACCTTACTATCTAGCGGTGGTATAAGTCATTTACCATCAGCATGTAGTAACTTTTGATAAGTATTCAACTGCGCTTTTGAGAATAGCGACTGAATCTTGAAGATGGCCGATTCCCCTATTGCAATTAGAACAAAGAAGACCCCTTACTCTTCCAGTAGAATGGCAATGATCTACAGCAAGTTTTCTTCCAGAAGAGCATGTATGTTTGCAAATTGCACATGCGCCATTTTGGGAGTTATGTAAATTATTGTAGTATTCAATACTGATTCCATATTTTCTTTTAAGATAAGAATCAGTAAATTTTGCTGTCTTTGCGTATGCTAGTTTTTTGGCTTTTACAATTGGGTTTTTGTATTGTTCAGATGCATACTTTTTTTTCTTTTGTTGATAAAGATGATATTTTTTAGGTGAAAGCCAATATTCGGTTCCATTGCTATGATAGAATGCAAAAATCTTTCCATCTTCCCTAACCTGTCCTTTTTTTAATTTTTTTTCCATTGTCAGATATTGTGTAGTGTTTTTCCGTTTACAATAAGAGATATTTTGAATTTTATGATGTTGACCTCCTGACGAAATTTTGTAAATTTTTCTTTCAAGAATGTTACCGATCACGCACATTCAATAAGAATTTCAATCGCGCATTCAATAATAATCCCGATCGGGAACAATTTACCCGTTAAGACACCAGATTATACCCGATATGGTGCAGTAACGCACATTTTTGTAACAGAATGTGCATTAAGAAGACAAATATGGAGCCGAAATGCGGTTTTATCGACATATCTGGCAAACGTGTATAGAAAACGGCGTTTTGTCGACATATCCGGCTAGTTGTGTAAAGGAAATGGCGTTTTGCTTTACATAAGCTGGTTTGTATTAAGCCTGCTTCATACGAAGGCTAAAGAAAACCAACAGCTAAAAAGTCCAACAAACCCCCCTACCCCCCAGAAAAGATTTGCTGGCGAAAAATCGCTGCCCTCCTTTTGAAGTCACAATCTGTGACCGCAAGATGAAGGCAGAACATTTTCCTCCTCGCTGCTGGGTAGGGCGTTTTGGTTCGCCAAAGCCAGTTCTGCCAAGCCTCCGTGGTACGAATACACGCTCGCTTGTGGTTCCTTGCGAGTAATGCCCATAAAGAGAAAAACCCGCCGAGTGGTGACGCACTGGGCGGGTCTTTCAGCAGGAGTAGTGATGGGAATCCTGCGGGGGTTAGAAATCTTCGTTCAAATGCGTCACCATTCAGAACAACGCGAATATGGGCTTGATCGCAAAACCAGTCAACAATATATTTTTGATCCTCTAGAGATTGTTCAATCACCGATTCGTCTAACTGGAAGGATATGGCCTGCTGGTCATGAATGAGGGTTCGATTCCCTCATCGGATGATTGATTAGAAAACGCATGGATAATCACCCATGAGTTGACTTTCAGCGCATAATCTAATCAATTGCTCTACATGCAAGAAAAGTCTCCAACCAAAATTGAGCAAATAGACATCAAGAAGCTGATCCCCTATGCAAGGAACAGCAGGACGCATAGCGATATCCAAGTCAGCCAGATTGCTGCCAGCATTAAGGAGTTTGGATTCACTAATCCCGTCCTGATCTCCGACACCTACGACATCATCGCCGGACATGGCCGTGTCCTAGCAGCCAAGAAGCTAGGTTGGGATTCTGTTCCCTGTATCAGGCTGGATCACCTAACCGACACACAACGCCGTGCCTATGTCATCGCAGACAACAGCATCGCACTTAACTCTGACTGGGATTTTGATATGCTTTCTGTCGAGATTGATGAACTAAATGACTTCAAGTTTGATGTTTCGCTATTAGCGTTCACCAATGAACAATTGTCAGAATTGATAGGATCTCCCGAAGAATTGCCAGATAATGACCTAAAAGCCGACGAAAAGACCCGCGAAACGTGTATTTGCCCTAAGTGCCATTTTGAGTTCGTAAAGTAACTAATACTTGCGTTGGGTATTCAAATAATATACGACAACCTAATGGCGAAACCGATTGAAGGTATGATCCCGCCGTCCGGCTGGCATTATTACCAAAGCGATGTCCGGCTAAACGGCAGCAATTACCGCGACCTACTTAAGGTGGTGGAGAATTATCGTGCCGAGAATCATTTGCCATCCGGCGATGTCGAAGGAGATGTAAATAGCTACATTTGTTCTAACTGGCCGACATTCTGTCATGGCGTGGACATGGTAACTATTACTTCTGTCCATGCTCCTACTGCGACTAGTGAGCTTCTGAACGATATTCAGGTGTGGGCGCGTAACCTTCAACAGGCTAACCGACAGCTTCTTATGGTTACAGACGAGGAGGCAGAACGCCGCGCCAAGATTTGCCGAGGATGCGTCCAGAATGTCAATTGGCGTGGAGGGTGCGGATCTTGCATTCAGGCTACTGATCGCATTTCTGCGAGCGTTCGTCAGGGTCGTAATACTCCTTCCAGCGAAGTGCTTGGCGGTTGCCTCCTGCAACGCCATGACAACCGCTCTGCTATTTTCTTTGATAAAGACGAACTGCAAAGAGCAACCAACCTACCAGAGAACTGCTGGCTAAATACATAATATGGCTAACCTGAAACCGCTACCTCCGAAGATCACAGACGCATTTGCTAATAAAACAGCGCGTGTAGTTGACGCTCACGACAAGCCAAGAATTCTGGATCTGGATGTGGTAGACCCTGACAATGGGAATCTGGATACGGTTGATCCCAATACGCTCCAAGTACGCCGGACATTCAAAGACGCTACGCAGGCACACGCCGCATACCGCCGCCTAAAGCAGCAGAATGTTGAGCGCAATCGCAAGAATCAGCTTATCCAGAAGAAACTGAACCTTGAGCCTCCCTACAGCAATAAGAAGCTGGAAAGCATGGGGCAGAACTGGCGCAGCAATCGTCCTACAGGATTCCTTTCGACGATGGTGAGCCGCATTCAGCCTCCATTCAAGGAGGTCATTGAGACTGCGGCGACCCTGACCTTTGCCGAGTATCCGATTGAGTCGATTGATGCCGAGAACAAGACCAAGGTATTCCGCGAGGAAATCACCAAGGCTATCAGGGGATGGAAGGGGTTTGATGATCTGGTTGCCCAGATTGTCCATGAGAATGTCACCTTCGGCTATTGCGGTCTCTGCTGGGATGATCTGCGTGATTGGAAGCCGGAATTCCTGCGTCAGGACTACACCTTCTTCAGCATCGAAACGCCGCAGGTTACCGACCAGACTCCGATCTGGGGACGCAAGCGCAGGTATCAGATTGCCGAGCTTCTGCCTGTTCTAGAGAACCCGCCGCTGTCTGCCGCTGCCGGATGGCACATCAATAACCTCGTCGAGTCGATCAACAACGCTATCCCTGCTGGTAGGACGCTTGATGCTGATGACGATGCTCGTCGTTACGAAGACTGGATTCGTGAGGGAAGCTACGGCGCATCCTACGAGAATGATGCGAAGTATGTTGAGCTAGGCGAAATATTGGTGAGAGAGCCACACGGCAAGATTAGCCGCTATTTGTTTGATGACAAGTCTGGCAAGGAAATCTGTACGCAGGTTGACCGCTACAACAAGATGAGCGAGTGCCTTGCGCTGTTCTCTGTTGAGATCGGATCTGGCAATCTGATGTCCAGCCGAGGAGCAGGCCGTGACCTTTACAACACGCACGTTGCGGTCGAGAAAGCTCGTAACCTTGTCGTGGACAACACCTATCTCAAGGGGCTTCTATTGCTCAAGAAAGGGCCGAATGCCAAGGTTGGCGTACCGCCTCTGACTGTTGCTCACCCCGTTGCTTACGTCTCCGAAGGTTACGAGGTCATCCCGCAGAACGTACCTGCTGATACCGACGACTTCCTCAAGCTGGATCAGTTCGTGTCCGGCCTAGCCGAGATCCAAGTCGGAACCTTCCTCCCGTCTGCACCCGTTGAGGCCGGAGGCAAGAAGACAGCGTCTGAAGTCAATCGCGTTGCCGCCATCGAAAATCAGATCCGAGCCGGAATCCTGATGCGGTTCTCTCGCCAGTTCTCGCAGGCCGTCGAGCGTATGCAGCGTGGACTCTGCCACCCTGAACACATCAAGGCCGCTGCTGACCTGAAGGCATTGCTGGATGTCGTTCGCCAGCGTGAGCCTAACGCTGTCTGGGCGCGACGAGAGGTCGTTGATGCCTTTGATCGTAGCCTAATGGAGATGCCTCCGTTCATGGTTCCCTTTGAGGTTCCTGAACATCTGGATGAGGACGCAATTCACGCCTGCTTGAACATGATGGAGCGCAATGTGCCTCCCTCCGACATCCTGCTGATTGCTTACAGCCCTGCCAGCCAGCTATTGCAGGACACCACACCACAGGACAACGTGGTGCTGGACAGCCTGATCGCTCGCTACATGGGCAATCCAAACATCAACCAAGACGAGTTGATGAAGCTAGATTGGAGCCGCAAGCTCGGAGAGACGACCGCCAATGCCGTCATCTTGCCCAAGGATCAGGTCGAGGCTCTGGCGATTGAAGCTACCCGTCAGCAGGTGCTGGAACTTCAGGCCATCGTCGCCGGACAGGATGTTCCTGTATCGCCGCGAGACAATGATGTGGTTCACCTCGACACGATGGTTCAGAAACTCATGCCTGTCATTGCCAGCATCCCCGCAGGAGGATTGCCCCCAGAGGGAGCCGCGCCACTCGCCAAGGCCATGCAGCACTTCGCCGGACATATCCAAGCCGCTGAAGCCAAGGGCGCACCCAAGCAGGCCATCGCCAAGTATAAGCAGGCACTCAATGAGGCTCACAAGCACCTTACGGCTGGACATGGATCACCCCCGCCGCCGGAGATTACACCCGCTGCCGCTCATCATGGCGGAGGCAAGCGTGGAGC